GTCAAGGATTTAAGGATATTAGTGCGACATTTCAGACTAATCCTCTGAATGATGACCTTATTGCGATCAAAAATGAGACTGCAATCGCACGATCTATCCGAAATATTGTCTTTACCCTCCCTGGAGAGAAGTTTTTTGATGAAGATTTTGGATCTAATGTTTCAAGAGTTCTTTTTGATAATATTGACAATGTTTCAGCGAATATTATTCAGGAGCAGATTAGAGATTCAATCATAAACTTTGAACCAAGAGTAAGATTACGTAATGTAATCACTCAACCCAACTTTGATCAAAATGCATTCAATGTAACGATTGTGTATGACATAATCGGTATTGACGTTCCAGCACAAGAATTACAATTTGTTTTGCAGCCAACTAGGTAACAATGCCATTAGCAAACTTTTCCAATCTTGACTTTAATCAAGTCAAAACTACTTTAAGAAACTATCTAAAGTCAAATTCCAACTTTACGGATTATGACTTTGAGGGATCGAACTTATCGACGATCCTTGATGTGCTGGCGTACAATACTTACATTACCTCATACAACGCAAATATGGTTGCGAATGAGGTTTTTATTGATAGTGCTACATTAAGAGAAAATGTAGTTGCTTTAGCGCGAAATATTGGATATGTCCCACGATCAAGAAAGGCAGCGCGTGCTACGATTAGTTTTTTCGTTGATACGAGTGATATAACACCTAATCCTGTTTCGATTACCCTCAAAAAGGGTCCTGTTGCTGCAACATCAGGTGCTTTTGGCAATCAATCCTTCGTTTTTTCGATTTTAGACGATATTACGGTCCCTGTATTTGATGGTATAGCAACTTTTGATGATATTCCTGTATACGAGGGATCATTACTCTCAACTAACTTTACTTTTAGTTCCAGAAATCCTTATCAAAAATTTACGGTTCCTAACTCTGGCGTTGACACTGGATTAATGTCTGTCACAGTCAAAGCGAACGAGGAATCAACACAATCGGTTAAGTATACGCTACAAGAAAATCTTTTTTCTGTTAAATCTGATTCAAAAGTCTATTATCTTCAAGAAATAGAAAATGAACGTTATGAACTTCTTTTTGGTGACAATATTTTTGGGAAGGCACTTGAAGAAGGTAACTTTATCACTGTGAACTATATTACATCATCTGGTGATAGTGGTAATGGTGTTAACTCGTTTTCTTTTGCAGGCAGATTGACCTATACAAGGAATTCTACCGAATATAATGTCACATCTGGCATCTCCCTAGTCACAACCGGTTTACAGTCCTCTGGAGGCGAATCTATCGAGTCTATAGCGTCAATTAAGAAGTATGCTCCACGCATTTATTCTTCTCAAAATAGAGCCTTGACCGCTGATGACTATGAGACCCTCATTCCATCAAGAATCTATCCAGAAACTGAATCAATCTCTGTTTTTGGTGGAGAGGACTTGATTCCACCACAATATGGAAAGGTGTTTATCAGTATTAAACCAAGATTTGGAGATTTCTTACCAAACCTAGTAAAAGAGAATATCAGAAACAGACTTAAGAAGTTTGCTGTTGCAGGCATTGTTCCAGAGATTCTTGATCTGAAGTACCTTTATCTCGAAGTAACCTCAAAACTGTATTACAACAGTAATCTTGCTCCCAGCTCTGAATATGTTTCATCAGTGGTACAGAGTAATGCGAATAAGTACTCAGAATCAACAGAGTTAAATAAGTATGGTGCGAGATTTAAATATAGTAAGTTTTTGAAGATTTTGGACGATAGTCACGAATCAATCACATCAAATATTACAACCGTTGAAATGAGAAGAGACCTTAGAGTCGTTCTCGATACATTTACTGAATATCAAATTGGTTTTGGAAATGAGTTCCATATTAAAAATATGGGAGGTTACAATATTAAGTCTACAGCGTTCAAAGTAGCAGGTATTAATCAGAATGTTTATATTTCTGATATTCCTAATACTAACAGAATTGATGGAACGCTGTTCTTATTCAACGTCCCATCGGTTAACTCAACTAATCCAACTATTATAAGAAGAAACGTTGGTAGTATCAACTACAAAAAAGGGATCATTACTATTAACCCAATCAACATCCAGGCAGGTAAAATCAAAGACGGTCAAACTATTATTGAACTTTCTGCCGTGCCTCACTCAAATGATGTTGTTGGATTGCAGGATCTTTATTTGCAACTAGATATTACTAATAGTAATTTTGACATGGTGGTTGATAATATCGCTTCAGGACTCGATCCTTCAGCGTCTAACTATATTACGTCATCATCTTATGCAAATGGTGCCCTTGTTCGTGTAACAGGTGACATTGGAACAACCACTGGACAGCGAGTTGTTAATGTTGCAAATGTTTCTACTACACCTACTACTAGGAATGTTTCGACAACACCAACAACAACTTCCACTTCCACTTCCACTACATCATCAACAACCTCGTCTAGCACTACGTCTACAACTCCCTCAACATCTACCGGCACTTCATCTGGTTCATCAGGTGGCGGTGGCGGCGGTTCATATTCCTACTAAGAAGTAAAATCATAAAATGGCAGAACAAAGAGTACTCTTTAGCAACGTAGTTCAGAACCAAGTTCCTGCGTATGTAAGGGAAGAATACCCACTTCTTGTAGACTTTTTAAAGCAGTATTATATTGGGCAAGAATATCAGGGCGGACCTGTTGACCTTATTCAAAATATTGATAAGTATATTAAATTAAATGAAAATACCAATCAGGTTGATTCTGTTATATTAAGTAGTGACATATCGTCTTATGCTTCGACTATAAGTGTTGATTTAACAAAATCTCCCACAGGAACAGTTGGATTTCCTGATACATATGGAATCATTAAAATAAATGATGAAATTATAACATATACCTCAAAAACTGCCTCATCATTTATTGGTTGTCAGAGAGGTTTTAGTGGAGTAACATCATACAAAACGGAAAATAATCCAGAACAACTTGTATTTTCAGAGTCATTTAGTTCAAAGCATGAAGCTGGTGCCACTATTGAAAATCTTAGTATACTTTTTCTGAATGAGTTTCTAACCAAACTTAAAAAACAACTCACTCCAGGACTAACAAGTAGAGAGTTGACTTCTGGATTAAACCAGAATACGTTTATAAAGCAGTCAAAAGATTTTTACAGAAGCAAAGGAACTGATAGATCTTTTGAGATACTGTTTAAGGCACTCTATAATGAAGAAGTAAGGATAGTCAAACCAAGAGATTTTCTTTTCACGCCATCCAACGCAGACTATCGAGTAACTAACGATATAGTCGTTGAGCCCGTCCTAGGAGACCCTACAAACCTCCTTGATTCGGTTCTTAATCAGAATGCCTATAAAGACTTATTTACAAGAGCATACGCCCCTATAACCGCCGTAGAGAAGGTTAATGTAGGTACTGGTAATACTTTTTATAAGTTAAGCATTGACTCTGGATATGCAAGAGACATTGGTGTCGATGGTGCTTTGTATGGATCATTTTCTGTTCATCCAAAAACTCAAGTAATCGGTCAAGTAGCATCAGGATCCACTGTATTTGATGTAGACTCTACCGTTGGTTTTCCTACAGGTGGAGAACTGTATGTAAGATATACTGATAATACCACAGGTGTGGTGTCTTTCACTTCAAAATCACTAAATCAGTTTTTTGGTTG